ATAACCGTCTTTTGCAACCGTGTTGCATCCGGTGCGACATTGATTCGCAGGTCGTTTCCGCGATAAATCTCGAACGATGAAGTTGAAATGTGTGCTTTCATATCGGTGGTGTTGCTGCCGACTGTCAGTCCGGTGCTGTCTGCAATAAAATTAGTCGTGTATAGTTCTTCATCGGATTGAACCCACGGAGCAATGTTCGTACCCTCCGAAACAATCACGTCGGAAACAAGCGTGTCCACGGTGGCGGTCACTTTTATCATGCAAGCCGTGTCCTGAGAATGAAACCCAAAGGTGACGTAAACCCAATCTGTGCCGGTATTTACAT